CCTTGACGCCAAAGAGAAATAAGACTAAGTTTTAGACAACCCACGGATCTCCGGCCTCCCACCAATGATCCTTCGCGGCAAACCTGAAAGGGTTTGTACCGTGATTTCTCGCCAAAAACCAATACCAAAGAGACGTGCAAAGCCTCGGGTTGTGCATTCCGAGCGTTCAGGCGGACATCTGCGTGTTCGTTTGTATGGCAGTGCAAGAGATAAACGCAGGGCCGAAGTATTTGAACGTGCCGGCCGCTACTGTGAAGAAATCATCAGGTGCCCATTGCCGGGGTGCAATGAAGGGCGCCGATGCTTCCACATTTATCGTTGCCCAAACCCTCCAACCGAGTGGAGCCATACCAGACATGGCGCCAACAAATGTGACTGTCTCAGCCCTAAGTGCTCAATAGCAAGCTGTTCAGACTGCCACAAAAAAAGACATGCCGGCGGGAATGGAAAACCTTGCCCTAAAAAATCGTCAAGCTGAAGGACGGTAAGCGGGGCCGCAGGGACTCAGAAGGAGAGGATGAAATGGCTAAAAATCCACTGAATAGAATCGCGGAAGCGCTGGAGATGAATAACCAGCTTTTCCGTGAATGGATAGTTCTTAACCGCGAATCTATCGAGCAGCACATGAAGATGCGCGCCGAAATTTTCCCATTGGAGATGGAGCAGATTCGTCTCGAAATCGGCATGGCAAAGAATTTGAATGAACTGGATGGCAACCTGAAGGGGCTAACCAAGTCCGTTGAAGATATTACGGCCATATTGCCAAGAGAGACGCCCAAGCCAGCCGCAGAATAGCCGGGGGCCGCAGGGAGGGAAAGGAAATGGCCGTTAAAGAGCGCAAGGGGGCGGGAGGGGGAAGGAAGGGATCGGAATGACGAACCGAGAGCAAACAATTCAACGGCTACTAAATGGCGAAACAGATGTTCAGGTTCGCTGTGCGCTTGAGCTTGGTTATAACGCTGGCTATGAAGCCGCCCTTAAAACATTAGAGAGCAAGGCACATTCGATTATGTCTCTGGTCGCCAAGCACGATATGCCTTACATACAAAAGCGCTTAGCTGTGGGCCTATCGCTTGATACCACAGGGATGACCACGCGCTTAGTCGCTGAAATCGAAAAGTTGAGCCGCCGAGAAGGGGGAGAATCGACAGATGGCGATACCAGTCGATAAATGTCAGGTGCCTTGGTGCCAAGCGCCAATTGAGGGGCCGCAGCATTTCCGCGATGAGCTTTCGCGCAGAGAGTTCCATATCACGGGCATGTGCCAGAAATGCCAAGACGAGGTATTCGCTGATCCAGAAGGGGGAGAATCGAGATGAGCCGAGAGTGGCAACACACAGAAGGGCCGTGGGAAGTCGCGCCGAGCGGGTATCGAGTGATGTCTGCCTGCAAAGAGGTTAATGGAGTAACTGAATATGGCGTTTATATCTGTGATACGGCCAACAATTCAAATACGCGCACACCAGAGAATGCGGCTAACGCTAGGTTGATCGCAGCCGCTCCGATGCAGTTTGAATTAATTATTGCTCTCCGTTCCGACCTCCGTCAAACATTATATGAATGGGCTTCCAGGTATGGGGTTAAGCCATTTCATGGCGGCTATGCGCGTGAACAAGCACTTGACGCAGCCATCGCCAAGGCCGAAGGAGTAGAGCAATGAGCCGAGAGCCTGTAGTGCACGTTATTGAGCAGACTGAGTTCCCGCACGAATTAAGCTGCCAGCAATGCAGAGAAGAGGGACTCTGTAATCAGTGCGGCGAGAAAGCGCCGAAAGGTAGACGCTGTACAAATGGCAGATGCGCGAAATGTTGCAGTGAACTCTGTTTACATTGTCAATGGGGCGGCTACTGAGGCCGAAGGAGTAGAGCATGGGAGATAAGCCGGTAAACGCGATGCCCGATAAGCGCTACAAGTACGAGCCGGGAGCATTCGATGGATTCATCATTCTGCGGCATGAAGGGACTGGAGAGCCGGGAGCTTGGGCGGATCATGGCTGGGTTGAAATTGGCGAATGGTGCGCCAGCGAGGAAGAAGCACAGGCTACGATAGCGAACCTGGAGGCCGGCGATGCCCGATAAGAAGCGGTTGGAGGGGAGCGGAATGGAAAGATTGGCACTCGTAAAAGATGCCGCACATGTCAAATGTTGCCGAGGAGCACAGGTAAATGTCTCCCTATCGAATGGCGTGCTAGTCGGTAGTTGTTCAAGGTGCAACAAGAACGTGGTCCGTGTGAACCCGCGCACAGGAAATCAGGAATGGCTACACGGAGAATCGCCATGGTCAGAAAAGGATGCGACCCAATGAAGCGCATAGACGAAATAACAGCGAGAGCATTAGCCGAGGCTGAGCTAAAAGGGGAGGGTGAAAATGTATAAATCGCGGTCAGATAGGCTGCGCAATTTTGGCGGCCACCGGCACGGATTGTTCGGATATATGAGTCCAGTGCTGCATCCTATTCGCTGGAACAAAGCCTGTAATGCTCACTCGAAGATATGTAGGATTGCCAATTATCTTTATGATCGCAGGCCATTTGATGAAGAAGCAGCGATGATCGTATCCAGTAAAACAGGGGTTCTTTTTAATCAAGTTTGTGATTGGCTTGGATGAAGCTCGCGAGCCGCACAGAGTAGTTGAGTATATGGAAGCTTCACCCGAGGAGGCCAGATGAGCGAAGTGAGCCGGGCAAGTGAGGCCGCAAAGAAGTTGGTCGCTGAACTATACCCATACGATCAGGGCAGAGGCGATACAAAGTGGGCTGTTGATTCCGTGCGCGAAGAAGTGGCCACGAAAATCCAATTCGCCGTGAACGATTTGCTTCAGCGAGATATGGAGCTGACCAAGGTTGCCGGGGAAGTGTTGCAGGCGTTTGAGGACGGGATATTCGTTCGCGCTACACATTTTGATACAGAACCATCATGGGCCTTGAAAATACTTGGACCGCTTCAGAGCCTGAGCAAGCTGAAGAATCTACACGAAAAGACCGCCAGCCTGGAGCCTTGGCAGGTAGCAAAGGAGAGGGAGATTTGAAACGAATAGTTCAATTCAGTGGCGGTTTATGCTCTTATTTTGCGGCTGTGCGGGTGGTTGAGCAGTTTGGCCGTGAGGATGTGACACTGCTGTTTGCAGATACGCTGATTGAATCGGCGGGGCTTTATCGTTTTGCACTACATGCCGTGGCTAGGCTAGCCGTTCCATTTGTGCTTACGTGTGACGGGAGGACGCCTTTCGAGGTATTCAAAGACAAAAAGTTCTTGGGCAATACTCGCGTTGATCTTTGCTCTCGGATACTAAAACGGGAACGTTGCCGCAAATGGATGAATGAGAACTGCGATCCAGCAGATACGATTCTGTATGTTGGCATTTCGTGGGACGAAGGCCGGATAGACGAGATTATAGAGCGCTGGAAGCCATGGAAGGTAGAAGCACCGATGTGTAATCCTCCATTTTGGTCAAAGTGCGACATGATTCGGGAGGCCATCAGCACGGCACTGCCAATATCTGAAGCATATATTGATGGCTTCCCGCACGATAACTGCGGCGGTGGTTGCGTTAAGGCGGGTCAGGCACAATTTGCCTTGTTGCATCAGATTCGGCCAGCTGTCTATGACCAATGGGAAAAGAACGAGCAGGATGTGCGCGATTATTTGGATCAGGACGTGTCCATTCTCAGGGATCGCCGTGGGGGGAAGACTAAGCCCATGACGCTAGCCGCATTCAGGGAGCGGATAGAAACTGGCGACTATGACAAGCACGAATGGGGAGGCTGCGGATGCGGAGTTTGATGAGCGAGCCTTGGCAGGTGAAGCCGTGAGCCGGTTGAAGTCGGACGAGATGGAACTGGAAGTAGTCTGTGCTTGGTCAAACATCGGCGAGGAGTTTATCGCTGAAGCGTACGACGTAGACGCTAAGAAGTGGGTTGCTCATGGCACAGGCCAGACGCGGCCAGAAGCGTTACGTGAGCTAGCAGATGCACTGGAGGCAATGGAATGACCACTACTCAGCAAGAACGGGCCGCGAGAGTCCGCAAGTTTGCCTACAACGGCTACAAGATTGGCGAGCACCATCCAAGCGAAGAGTGGATTGCTGGATTTGCCGCGGCCTTCAGCGCCAGCGAAAGCGAGCGGGCGGATCGGGCTGAGGGCGCCGCTAAATCTTGGAAGCATCATTGGCAAATGTACCGCGATGCTTGGGTGAGGGAGTTAGGCGGCTGGACAATTCCTAAGTCTCACGAGATTGATTCTCTTGTGCTCACGACTAGGAAACGATGCGTCAACCCGTTGCTAGGTAATTGTGGTACTCCGCACTGGCTTGGTAAGCCAACGGAAGACGGGAAGGCTCTACAGCAAAATACACATCCACGCGACAACTATTGCCAGGATTGGAAGTGTGATAGCTCTGAACCTAATCTACGTGCGGAAGAAGCCGAGAAACGCGCCGATGAGGCAGAACGTCAGTTGGCTGAACTCTCCCGCTTGGGCAGCAGCACAACGCCAGAGACATTCGGTGATCCATGGGGCGGTCCTGATTCACATGGTAATGAACCTGAAGCGGCACCCCCGCCCACGCCGCAGATGGAGGAGCTTGATTGGCATCTTTTTCATCGTCTCTGGACCAAGGCTGTAGATAATCGCGCCTATAACAAGCAGGAATGGATGAAACTAGAAGGAATGCTAATAAGACTTGAGCGCCAGCACGGATACGGCGCGGAGACGAAGGAACCATGAGCGACACAATTGAAAAGCCGTGGACACAAGAACAAGCCGACGCGCTAAATCATTTCCAGCAGTTTGGCAGAATGCATCCTTTCACATGCGGGAGCGGCAATCGCATTGACGCCGCCCACCTTGATCGTGAGGGAGTCTTATTCGCTACGCCAAATGGCTGGATTTGCCCCTATTGCGATTATAGGCAGAACTGGGCGCATGATTTCATGTTCCACAAAACAGTGGCAGAAATTCGAGCCGGGGCCGTTCGTGATGAAAGTTTGCGGGCGGCCTCTGCTTCTTCGGCGCCCAAGTGTCCGATTTGTGGTTCTACAGAGTTGACTCTATATGTCAATTATAGTGGCGATATTTACGTGTATTGCAGTGACGATCAGACTCATCCGGCGCATCGGCTAGAAAGTATAGCGGATGCGGCCCAATTCTTCGCGGCCCCTGCTCAGAAGGAGCCGCTAGACGTGAGTAAGCTGTTGCCTTACTTGAAGCACAAAGAACTTTGCGAAGTTAAGCAGTTTGATGGCGACGTGGAATGCACTTGTGGATTAGCCGAAATACGCAAGCAATTAGTCGCGCCCCCTGGTGCTGTGGGGCAACCGGAGAAGGAGGAGTAGATGAAACAGCTACCAGAAGGCTGCGGCTATCAAGGTTACGAGTTCGGAGCGCAATATCCTGACTCTATCTGCGTTGCTGGATATCTATGGGATGCTGACAATTGCAGCGACAATCACGAGTTGTACGAACCTGTAGAGCAAATACCTTGCCCTATGTGCCATCCACGGTTAGCCGAGCACTACTGGACTGAGCAGAATGAATTGAATGGCGGTAAGTCTTTTCTAGAAGCGCGTGAAGCCGCTAAATCATTGGTTGCTGATATTCGCCGCAATCGCAAAAATGGAACGGAGCCGTGGAAAGTTGTGGCCCGCTAAGGCTGTGGGGCAGAGGACGGAGGGAGAGAGTAAATGATAGTAGAAATATTCCAAGATGACGATGGAATTTGGCGTGGTGATATTAAGCCATTGAGCGCAACTAACAAAGGCGGAAATGCCTGCCATGATACGTTCGACGGCTTAATGGACAGCCTCAGGCGCATGATACCGCGAGTGTTGAGCTTTCCGGCCCAAGCCCCCGCTACGGTTGAGTTGGGCCGGAAGGAGAAACCGATGGAGGCTGAACGTATTCGCTCGATGGCATGGGCGTTTTATCAGGTGCTGGGTACATTCTATGGCATCAAAGGGCCTGCCAGAATCATGAACTGGTTACACGATGTAGCTGCTGGCGAAGACCGCAACGTGTCAGAGTTATTTCCCATCACGCCTGAAGAACGAGCCAAGTACGAATGGCGGGCGGGCGCGGTAGATGCTGGGAGAGAGGGGATGAAGGCCGATAAGTTGTTCGGCGTTTATTGTGGCGGTACTCCAATGAACCTACCCAATGCGCCACAGCCAATATTCTGGGAAGGCTGGACGCGAATCGCGAACTTCGTTAACAGACGCGATGCTGGGGGAGAGGGGACGGGGTGGGTTAGTACGTCTTCCGATATACGGCGCGAACTACTGGCGAACCTACGCAGTGATAAAACCTATCGCGATGCTTTTGTCGAGGAAAGAATCTTTGCGCGGTTGCCTCTCAAGCTTAAAAACATGAGAGGCCAAATGACGCAAAATGAAATGGCAAAAGCTACAGGAAAAGCTCAGACGTGGATTTCAAAACTGGAAGACCCGAATTATGGCCGATTCACTATTGCCACGCTGCTTGAGCTAGCGCACTTCCATGACGTAGGACTTGAAATTGATTTTGTGCCGTTTTCTAGACTTCTCGATGAAGTTGTAAACCCTAATGTTAGACGGGTTCCGAGTTTTGCCGAAGAAATGCGCGAGTCATCCCAGAGTGACGATTTGTTCGATCGCGGGGCAAAGCCAATTGGACAAGTCACGCACTGGCAACCCCTTCCCGCCGCACCAGCCGAGCCGCATAAGTGCATTGCCGAAATGCAGCTTCCAGCAGGGCAGGGATTTTTACAATGTCCAATCTGCGGAGCAACTACTGGCGTGGTACCAGCCGAGCCTCAGGAGGAGAAGAGCAATCTTCGACAGAAAGCAACCTGCAACATGTGCGGTTTATCGGTAACCGGAGAGCATAGCTGCGGGGCCACTACCGGAGTTGAGCCAGCCGCCGAGCCGAGGGAGCCATGAGTAAGCCGGGGCTATATGGGAAACTGGCCTTCTGCCCCCGTTGTGAGCAAATGTTCCACAAAGAACAATCTAAAGTGCTATGAAAAGACAGCTAACAATTCTGGAGCGCGATACTTTAGCCTTGGTCCTAGAGGGCAAGAGTAACAAAGAGATTGCCGATGAGCTTGGCACCGATGAGGCTTGCATAAAAAGCCGTGTGCGTTGCGCTTTCAGAATCCTGGGCATACGATCTACCCGCCAGCTACTACCTATTGCACAGCAAACTAAAGAGTTATTGCATTTAGCGATACACTCTGCCTAAAATCCGAACTAACTGCAGTACCCGGAAGAATTGATAAGCGCGGCCTTCTGGAACAGCGAACAGAGGGCCGCAACGTAGCCTCAGCGTATTTGGGGTCTCCTGAAGTCTTAGGAGTTCCTTTTTCTAAAATGGCCACTAAAATTGGCGTACTCAATCCTCATCAAATCTCTGGCGCAACTCCTGCCTACCACATCACCAAATCAGAAGCCGAGTATCGAGTTCTTTCTGGCGTAGCCGACCGGCTCACGCATTGGCTCATTCGCATGAAGGAAAACGGTTACGCTCTGCTGCTGGCCAAAACAGAAAAGATGCTGGACATGCGGCGAATGGTCATGCCACCCAAAGAGCTACCTGGCATTTACTTCAAATTCCTGCGTAAGTTGCACAATCCTGAGCAGATAAGCTTAACTTGAACCTCAAAGTACAGCGTCAAACTCTATCGCCCTACTCAACCATTGGCGAGCTCTTCATTGATGGTGAGCACGAATGCTGGACAATGGAGCCGGTTTTCAGTACAGAAGACATCAAGCCAAGAGCTATTCCAGAAGGAACCTATTCGCTTATCAGGCGATTTTCGGCAGAACATAAAAGAGACGTGCCTGGAGTAGAGAACGTTCCAGGGTTCAGTGATATTGAGATCCATTGGGGCAATTTTCCGGCAGATACAAAAGCCTGCACGCTAGTAGGGCAAACAAAAGGGCCGCATCCTGATTTTATAGGCAGCTCAAAGGTAGCTTTTGGGAATCTCTGGGACAAACTCGTACCTGTTTGGGATCGCGGGGAAACCATTGATATTACGTATGTTAACGCACCAATACCAAAGTCTGCTGAAAGTCCAACGGGGGTTCGATGAACAGTAATGTGAAATCGTTTCTGATTGTCACGGCCAAAAATGCGGTGAATGCAGTGCTGACGAACGCAGCCTTAATGACTATGTTCTCAGGCACTTTCCATCTGCACTCATGGGCCGGCGTGCTCAACCTCCTGAAGGCTGCTGGTATTGCGGTGGCAGTGCGTGAAGCACAAATCTGGGTGCCCAAACTTCTGTCCTGGTCCACATCGCCAACAAACGGAGTTGCTGTTCCTAAAGGGGGAACACTGTGATCAAGAAATTTCAGGCACTGTCAGCCGCCCTACTCTCTGGCTTGCCGGAAGATAGCGGCGTTAACTCAATCGAGATGATCTCGACTGACAAGTTAGGCGCTGATGGAATGGTGCAGTACAAGATGGTGGCAGCCTTCAACGAAGGGGAAATGGAAGTAGCAATGACGGTGAAGAAGATCCCAATCCCGCCAGCCTCCACATCACAAGCTACTACGGCCCCGACTCCGTAACTTCATCAAATCAAAATCAGTTTCAGGAGATTTCAAGCGTGAAAAACTCACTCGCAAACAAGTGTCTCACCAGCAGCTTGGTGCTGTGCTTCCTTTTAACCAGCACTGGTTGCCCTTTGAGCCTGCCCGAGCTCGTGAAGGACATCAACGCCGCTCAAGTGGTAGCTCAATCCGCAGGCAACATCCTTTCCGCTGTCAACCCGACTGACGGTCAGGTCATGCTCAAGATTGCGAATGAGCTAAAGGGCCTAAGCACAGAGGTCTCGAATTTCGAGAAAGCCTCTGGCGCCGCGCAGAACGGCATTGCTGCCCAAATAAAGGTGGCAACTGACACGCTCACCGCCGACCTTAGCAACATCCTGAGTTTAGTGAACGTCCACAATCCGGAGTTGACGGAATATATCACTGTGGCCGTGGCAATCGCTAACTCAGTGATTACCGTGGTGCTCCAGAATCTTCCGGCCGCTGGGATATCGCCACAGTCCAAAACCCTTGCTCAGTCCGCAGCATTGCCGAGCGTTCCCTGGAAGACACACAAAGACCTCAAAGCAACCTGGAACAACAAGGTGAAAGTGGCCTATCCAAAGGCCACGGTCTAAGAAGCGTGCCGAGCCAAGCCTACCTTCGTGCGCTCAAAAAGCACCGAATCCCAAGCCTAGGAACAGTCTGTTCCACCTGTGGCACAGCATATGTACCTAATCCAGAGCTCGAGAACACCGAAACATGCGGTTTGTGCAAGGTGAGACTCAAAGAGTTTTATGCATTTATGCATTCTAAGTCTCCGGAATCACGGCAAAACACTTTTGAAACTCAGCAATAACCCTTAGATTGTGCATAAATGGCCCGTCCAACCATTGAAATTGATGAAGACCTGGTTCACCAGCTTGCAAACGCCCAACTTACAACTGCGGAGATTGCAAAGATTTGTGGCGTCTCCAAAGACACAATCGAGCGGCGTTTTGCGGCAACTCTAAAAGAATGGAAGGACGAAGGTGTAGGAAGTGTCAGGCGGGAGCTTTATATAACCGCGCTGGGATCGAGCAAAGGGAAGGTATCGGCCATGATCTTCTTCCTGAAGAACTACGGCGGAATGACAGATGTGACAAAGGAACAGCGAGAACCTCTTGATTTCGGAAGTCTTCCAACGCCAGAATCCAAAAACACTGGAACAACTGGTAAACCCAACTGAGCGTCAGCGTGAATTTCTCAAAGCTATTGCCGAAAAAGACTTTGTTCTCTATGGGGGCGAGGCCGGCGGAGGCAAATCATACATTCTGCGCTGGTGGCTGGTTCTGTACCTCATCTGGCTCTATCGCGCGCTGGGACTCAAGCACGCTGCTGTTGGGCTGTTCTGTGAAGACTACCCAACGCTTACTGACCGGCAGATCTCAAAGATTAAGTTTGAGTTCCCTGAATGGCTTGGACACCTTAAAGAAGGCTCAGTTCACAACTTTGTGCTCAATCCTGAGTATGGCGGAGGGATTATTCGCCTCCGCAACTTGGATGATCCCAGCAAGTATTACTCAGCCGAGTTCGCGGCGATTGCTGTTGATGAGCTCACCCGAAACCCCAAGACCATCTTTGATGACTTACGCTTTAGATTGCGCTGGCCTGGAGTTGAAAGACCTAAGTTTGCGGCAGGAACGAATCCTGGCGGCCCAGGACACGCTTGGGTCAAGAAATACTGGATTACCAAGGAATACCCAGAAGAGCTCGAACCCATCAAAGACCAATTCATTCTTATCAGAGCTAAAGCCAGTGACAACCCACACATTACTAAGGGCTACCATGAGCGTCTTCTTACTCTGCCACCTGACATGGCAAAGATGGTTGCGCGCGGCGATTGGGACATTTACACCGGCCAGTTCTACCCCCAGTTTGAGGAGCGGCGCCACGTTATCACCAGAGAGCAAGCTGACCGGGAAATTAAGCCATGGTGGACGCGCTGGATTGCTGGTGATTGGGGATATGAGCATCCACATTCAATCTACTGGTTTGCTCAAAGTGAAACTGGCAAAGTCATTATCTACCGTGAGTTATGGGATCGCAGAGTGGGCGAGACTGAGCTTGGTGGGCGGATTACCGATGCTACGCCAAAGAGTGAAAAGATCAGGTCATTCGCGTTTTCCTGGGATGCTGGCAAGTTAAGCCCCAGAAGCAAACCAAACCTTCCAAAATCAATGATGCAGCTTGTAGCAGACGCGCTTGGAGAGCATATTCCTCAACCACATCCAGCAGACTCTTCGCCTGGTTCGCGGGTGTCTGGAGCTCGTTTGATCGGCCAGTTGCTTGATTCGGATATGGTGCAAATCTCAAATGCTTGCCCAAAACTGATTCAGTGCCTGCCAACACTCATTCGTGACGAAGACAACCAAGAAGACGTGCTCAAGGTCGATTACTCAGAAAACGAAGTGGGTGACGATCCCTATGACGGCGCGCGCATGGGACTGCAGCACATGGTAGGCACTCCAATGTTGCCGGCCACAATCATTGCCGATCGCAGGGTTGCTCAATATGCCGCAGAGCGTGGCGAAGAGGTTGAAGGCTTGAATATCAACACAGTAGCGCAGCTCCATCGCAGGGCTTTAGTGCAGGAAACCAGGCGGCGTGGAGCACGCAGAGGCGGACTTGGGCGAATCTGGCGTCCGCAAATAGGAGACTGAAATGCCAGCATATCCAGGTGTAGCGGGCGCAACCGTTCCCGTTCAATCGAACGCTTCTCCAATCGCTCTACAAAAGAGCGAATACGTGTATGTGTTTGGCGTCTTATCCACTACGGCAACTCAGCTTCCGGTCAATGACACCAACGTGGCAAGCGAGACGCTGGCCGCTGGAACTGCTTCTATTGCAGTGGACCTGCAGGCTCAGATGGGCGACCCTCCGCCAATGGTTTGCGTTGAACTTCATTTCGATGGGGCGCCTGGAGCGTTTGAGCTAGATATCCAAGAAGCCGATACGGATGCTGATGCTTTCTATATCCTGCCTAGCGCAACGGCTTACACAGTCAACGTAGTGGTAGCAGCAACCCAGAATGCTCGTGTGGACTTGTCTCCAACAGGCGGTAAGTTCATGCGTTTGTTGCTTAAGACGCTGACCAATGCGGTCAAGGTGAGAGCAAAGATTACGAGGTTAGCATGATACCCGGTACGTCTGGAACTCATTGGTTCGCCGAAAAGGAAAGAACGGATGGTCGATGGAGTCAACTATGCAAGGCAGACTCCTACATTCAGCGCGCCAAGGCAGAGGTGCATGGCCCAGAAGTTGATGCGCTTATTGATGCCGCTGAGTTGATGCTTGGAATTATCAGGGAAATATCAATGGCCATCGAAAGGAACGCAATCTTATGAAAAAGTTCATTACTCTCAGCTTTCTCTTGCTGGCCTTGCTGGGATTTGGCGCTTGGCAGAACCAGAACTTCAGTGGTAGCGCATTGCCGGCGGGGCTCTTGTTCTCAGTTCCTACGTTCACGATCTCAGGTGTAGGCAGCGGGAACGGGATTCTTGCATTGGCAGGTACGACCAGCGGCACAGCGACCTTCACGGCGCCATCAGTAGCAGGGACGGCCACAAACCCAGTCTTAGTAAGCAACACTCTCCAGCTTGCCAGCGGTGATGTCTATAACTGGAATGCTGACACTGGCCTTTCGCGTAGCGCAGCGGGTCTAATTGCTGCCGGGAATGGCACAGCAGGCGACACTACCGCGCTCTTGGCAAGCGGCAATAAGGTATCTTTGAGCGCGCCATTCACCGATGCCAATGCTTCTGGATTGCAAGCGATTACTGGCCTAAGTTTTGCGCTGGGCACGGTAGCGCGTAACTGGAGCTTTCATTGCTCCCTGACCTACAGTGAGGCCACTCCAATAGCTAGCGACCAGTTTGGCGTTGCATCGCTCACTACATCGCCAACAAATCTTCATGCCTGGGCGCATGTAATTACGACTGAAGGCGCAACTGCGGCGCAGACGACAGGCGACTCTGGAAACATCGCGAACACCACGCCAACATCAATTGTTACGTTTACGCCAGTGGGCACAGGAGTGAAGCAGGCAGAACTTGATGGCACAATTGAAGCGGCTGGATCGACAGCGACAACGCTTCAATTCTATGTGGCCAATGGAACGGCAGCAGATGTAATCGTAATCGCCCGCGATAGCTACTGTGTGATCTATTAATGAACTGGCTACGCTCCAAGCTCCGCTTATGGCTGGGCATTGACAAGCTCGAAGCGCGTGTTCTCGACCTGGAGCGTCACTTCGTAACCAAACGCGGCGAAGCTGGGGAAATCCTCGAAACGCTCGCAGATGTGCCGATAGACAAGCGTAAAGAGCGAGCTAACAAGATGCGTGGTATGAGCATTCAGCAGCGGATTGCGTGGGCTGAGAAGACGGATGGAGGCAGGCTGGTATGAATGGGCAGATTCCTGAAAAGATTAAGATTCACGTATCAAGTGATGGTCGCTTCTATTGGTATCCATCAATAAATTGTGTCGATCTCGATATTAGTCTTCCATCGGCAATTAATCGAGTCATGCACCATTACCAGCGCCAGATGTGGGTGACTCCAAAAATGAGAAATGAATTTTGGAATGGAGGACGAATTACGAATTGTCTAAATACAAACTAATCACGATTCCACGGGGCGCTCCTATCCCTGAAGAAGCAATCACGCGCTTCGGCCAAGCGCGCTTTCAAGTATTTAGCCCCAAAGGCGAATGGGTTGAAGACGCGGTGTATGTGGAGGCAGACTTGTCTGAAGAAAATACTGGCACTCTAACGCCCGAAATATTCCGTAAAGCACAGCAGCAGATCATAAAGAGGCTTGGGAATATAGAAATCCCAGAGGGATCAATTCATCCTGCTTATTGTCATCCGGATAACCGCGAGGCAGTGCAGGTTGCACTTGATGAAATATTTGGCGTGAATGGCTGAAGACCGCATAACCTCTGCGCTGCGTGGTGGTCCGCTGCCTGTTGTCCCAGGCTTACAGAATGACACTGGCGACCAAACAGAACAAGGTGATGGTACGCAAGCTTCTGGCTATGTCACTCCTGATCTTGGGCCGTTCGAGTGTGAGAACTGCATTCACTTTGACGGGCAATCACGCTGCAATCATCCCCAAGTGATCAGCGATCCAGAAGTCAATGGGCAAGTAGAGGCTGAATCGTGCTGTAACTTTTTCAAATCAGCCCACAACGAAACACAAGCCGAAGAACACGGCGAAGGAGATTTAGATGCACTACATGAATCCAGCTAGAGGCAAACACATGGAAGGCAAAGGCCACGAAGCGCCTGCTCACGAAGGGCATGGCACCCATCCGCACAGCATCCACATCCACCACGCCGAAGGCGGAGACCCACATCCCGACAACAAGCACCATGTTCACATTCACCATGCGGATGGAAGTCATGAGCATACCGACCATGGAAACTTCAATGAAGCCATGGACAAAGCCAGCTCGATCGGCGGCCCAGAAGGTCAAGACCACGGCTTTTCCAGCGGCGAGAACATGGAAAACGAGGATGGTTTTGGTGGGCCAGGAGTTTAGTTCCAAATTCAAGGGCAGACCGCCCAAGGAGAAACAAATGAAACGCTTTCGCACAATCATCATTGCGGTGGCGGCCCTTCTTGTGGCTGCTTTGCCGTCAGTTGCTCAAAACTTTCCCGGCGCCTCGGGTAACCCATCAGTTCTTTCTCGTCCTGGTGGCATGTTCTATGCTCCATCTTTCGCATGGCGCGGCATCCTGATCTCAGGCAACGCCACTACTGGAGCCCAGACCGTCACTATTGCCGGTAACTTCGTAACGGCAGACGGAACAACCATTTCTAGCTCAGTCATTGCCAGTACGCTAACCCCAGTCATCTTTGACTTTGGGCAGGGTGCACAGGAAACCGTGACGCCTACTACGCTGACGGCAACCACCTGTCCGTCTGGAAATCTCGGCATTGGAGCAAACAGTGCGCAGTGTTTGAATTTCACCGGAACCTTCGCCAATACACACGGACAGTCTGCCGTTGTGATTGATGGCTCATTTGGTTTGCAGACGGCAATCAACTATGCGGCTCAGTTGGGCCTTACTCCGGCAACCGGCACGACTAATCTCGGCGGTGGCGGAGTAGTCCTGATTGATGCTGCATGGGCGCAGATGGGCGGCACGAACACCATAATCACTGCACTGGTTCCGTATGCCCTAGTTTCCATCATGGACAATCGCGGTGGCGTCTCGCGTTATTGGAATCCCACTCCAACCGGGCTGGCTCTAGCCGTTCCGGCAACGTTAAGCGCTCAGGCTGCCTGCGATGCCACACACTCATTTTGCTCAGATGCTACCGTTGCCGGTTCAGCCAGTTATGCCGGCGGCTCTCTTTTTGGTTGCGTTACTTACGTAGACATCATGGGCAATGAAGGTCCATGTTCGCTAACCGCCACTTTTACAGATGTTTCCACTAAGGCAATTGATATTGGCCTGCCAGCAGCTTCTGCTGGCGCAGTTGGCTGGATTCCCTATCTGTCGCTTGACGCTGGAACTTATGCGCAGGCATATCAAATCCCGCCAAGCTCAACGATCTGTACGTTATCAACTCTGACGCCAATTCCTTCATGCGCCATTACCAATACCACTTACGGATCAACAGGATCTCTATTTGGCAAGAACACTCTATTCACTGGCGGAGCGCAAATCGCCGCTATTTCACTCAACACCGGGCAGCACTTCCCGAAGTTAGCGTCTACGGTGCAAACAACCGTTTCGCTTACTCCGATGACAAACTCATCGGTAACGTATTCCTATGCTCCTAGCAACCGCGTCGGCATGTGCCCTGGAGTGTCTTCATGGAACGCTACACAGGAAATTGCCGCGGGTGGAATCAGTGCTTCGTCAACCACTGGCATTCCGATGTCGATGGGAACGTGGACGATTCCCGCTGGGTGTTTTAACTTCGTCGGCGCAGAATTCCGCGTCTCTGGGAAAATCACCTGGACGGACGGTGGCGCCTCGGATGCAATGAAAGTGATTGTTGCGTGGGATGCCGCAGGTACGAACACCACAACTGTTCCCACAACGCTGTGTAACATCGCTAATACTCACACCAACGCCGCAGCCGCACAGACCGGATACTACTCCTGCACGGTCAGGATTTTGACCACAGGAGCAACGGGCACTGCTCTGGTAAACGGTAGCGGGTATTTTGACATTGCTACTGGCTCAGCGGGTGTTCTCATTGGCGGTGCGAACGATACCGCCGTGGCTGCAAGTGGCTCGATTAACTTGACGGTTCCGGGCCGCATTACTGTCAGATTCAGCGATACAGGCGCTACTGTCACCGGCGCCCAGCCGCTTGAAGGAACGCTCGAAGTAGCTAACTAAATGCCTTGGACTTCTAAAGCACAGGCTCGCTGGGGGCATTCTCCGGCGGGCCTCAAGGCTCTAGGCGGTAAATCCGCTGTCTCTGAATGGGATAGCGCAACCAAAAAGGGATCACTGCCGGAACGTAAAACGCATGTGATTCCACGCCGAAAGAAATGACCACAGAAGAGAAGAAAGCACGTCGCAAGTTACGCCATGAACTGATGGCGAAAGCATGGAAACATGCCGCGAAACGTACAGGTATGTTCGCCACGAACGGCCAACTAAAAGCATCGGCCAAAATCCTGACAGACCGTTTACTAGCCGCTGCACGTCACGTTCCAACACAAGTAAAACCCCTTGCCTGACCCAAATACAGACGAACTACTTGACCAGGAAGAAACTGACGAAGAGCAGCCTGAAGAATCTTCAGAAGATGAACTCTCTGAAGACCTCCAGAAAACTCTTCTAAGGCTCTACCAGAAATGCTCTGCTGAAGACCGCTATCCGCGCCTTATTGAAGTCAAAGACGTAAAGCAAGCGGAGAACTATTGGGCTGGCAGGCAGTATGACTGGTGGTCTCGTTCGGAGCAGACTTGGAAACCTATTACCACGGCTACGGGCGGAGCTGGGCAGACTGACAGCGAGCCCGATGATATGCCGCGCTTCCAGTTTGTTACGAACATCTATCAAGCGCGTGGCTTGATGATGATTGGAGCTGTTGCCGGCGCTCCGCCTCGGCTAAGATTCTTTCCTGATGATGCGGACGACAGCAAAGACCTTGAAACGGCTGCCGGCAGAACCAAGCTTACAAAGCTGATTGAGCGCTGGAATCCTCCCCAATTGCTATTACAGGAAGAAACCTATCACGCTTGGACTGGCGGATTTATTGCGTGGTGGACCAGATACGTTCCAAACGGGGAGAAGTACGGCATTGACTCAGTTGAACTGCTTTCTCAGGGCGCGGTAGATGTTGAGTCTTCAATTGCTTGCCCTGAATGTGGCTGGTCTGCGCCAGCCGAACAAGCTGTACCGCCTGTACCGTGTCCGAACTGCGGTCATCAGCTTACTGAAGAAAACGTTAGCGATGAAGGCCCAATTCCTGTACCTGAGGATGGTGGAGAACAACAGATACCAAAGGGGCGTCAGGTCATCTCTGCATTTGGGGCTCTGAACTCTAAACGCCCTCAACATACCAAAGACCAGAGCCAGTGGCATTACTTCGCCATCGAAGAGGAAATCCATTACTCAACTCTGCGTGGAGCGTTTCAGGACAAAGCCAAAGAAATCAAGCCAGGAATGAATTTTGGTCCAGATGATGTGTTTGAGCGCAACGCTCGCCTATCAATTGCGGAGAACTCTAAGACTCCTACTCAGTCTGCTCAGGCAATGGCCAACCTGGTGACGTTTGCGCGCGTCTGGTTCCGACCAACAGCGTTTTGGATGCTGGACGAAGAAGACCAGAGAGATGAACTACTGGAAAAGTTCCCACGCGGCTGCAGGGTTGAGTTTGCCGGCCTGACATACTGCACATCAGAAGCCGAATCAATGGATGACGCGATTGTGAGCTGCCATGCGATGCCAGGAAGAGGTCAGCATCGCCCTGCAGTTGGTTCGTCCACGATGTCTGTGCAGGATCGCATTAATACGTTCTCTAACATCGAAGCGGAAACTTACGAATATGGCATTCCGATTACCTATCGTGCGTCAGATACGTTCGCTTCTGAGGCCGATGATGACCAAAGAGCAGCCCCTGGACTAGAAGTTGAAGTTGCATTGCTTCCAGGTGCCGATATGCGGCAGAGGATCATGCAGGTGCGTGCTGATTCGGTCTCTCCTGATATGGCGAAGCACACCATGGACCTGATGGGGCCGGTAGCCGATCAGATGTCAGGAACCTATCCAGCTCTAAGTGGTGCAGGATCACAACAGGGAGCTCCAGACACGTTAGGTCAGCAGGCAATGCAGCGTGATCAGGCCATGGGCCGCATGGGAATCTTCTACGTGCCCTTGAAACAAGCTCATGCCGATGTAATGACGCTTTCATGTCGTTGTTTTGAAGCTCATTCGGAAGGTGAAGTAAAGATCCCGGTATTTGGCGCATCAGGTGATTTTGAATCTGAATCGGTTGACGTAACTGCTCTCGAAGGAGAAGCAGAAGCTTATCCAGAAGGCGATGAGAACTTTCCTGAACTGTGGAACCAGCAGCGCGCAACCATGATGCAGATTATGGACACGCCTTACGGTCAGGCACTCTCTAAGGAACCAGGCAATGCTGAACTGTTCGGCAAAATGACCGGCATTCCTGATCTGAAGATTCCCGGCCTTGATTCATGGCGTAAACAACTCAAAGAGATTTCAGAACTCACCAAGATTCCTCAAGGCGATGACCTTTTGGCTGGTATAGCGCCGTCAGTCGAAGTTGATTCTGATGATTTTCACGATTTGGAATCGGCTTGCTGCAAATGGTGGATGAATGACGAAAAAGGCCAGAAGATAAAGCGCGAGAATCCTATGGGCTGGATGGCCGTGAAACAGCATAAGGCCCAGCATGATGCGCAGATTCCACCGCCTAATCCGCCAGTTAAGCCGCTGTCTGAGACGTTGAACTCAGCATTCAAGGACTTGCCGCCTGAAGCCCAAGCTCAGGTATTAGCGCAGTGGGGCATTCACGTAACGCCACAAGCGTTTGTTGAGCAAGCTGCTCTCGAGCAGGCCAAGAAAGCACCAAAACCCATGCCCGGACAGCCGCAACCGGGCGGGCCGCAGTTACCTCCAGCGGCAGGAGTGCAATGATGGAACAATTGATACAAAAAAATGCAGAACTGGTGCGCGAAATAGATGCTTTACGCGCAAAGGGGGAAATTCACGTTCGTAATCTATCTGAGCGTTTTCATGTGCCCACAGATGAGGCAGTTAAAGATTGGAATGATTTAGTCGAATCTCTGAAAACGTTCGCGGATGGATCAGCGCTTATACCTCCAAGCGCGGCAGGAGTGCAGTGATGAGACAAGATCCATATGTTTACACGAAGTTTGCCTATGAATTAAAACGCCTGATTGGCCTTGGTGTATATGCCAGCAGAGAAGAAAAATTCAGGCTCTTTGAGTTAACCCAAGACGAAGAGTTCATGCGGTTTCTCTGTGAAACACAGATTGACCGTTGGTCTCTTTCTGCAAGCGAACTAAAGCAACTAGAGAAGGAGGGAATCTGTGTTTAAAACACTCTTTCTTCCCTGGCTGCTCCCTCTATTCGGCATGTTCTTTGCCGCTGGGGCCGATGCTCTGGCTGGCGGAGCACCTGAAGGCGCTGTTATTGATTCTGGTGCTGCCGAAGGCGCTGACGGCGATCTTGGCGGATATGAAGGTGGCGAAGAGCACACTGAAGTAACCGAGCCAACTGAAAAGCCCGACCTGCAGACCGTAAAAGAAGAGCCCGAAGCGCAAGAGTTCCGTGTCCCTGTGGGCCGCCGCATGGTCGGCATGGTCAACAAATACCCGAAACTAAAAGAAGCGTTCGCGGCACATCCGGAACTGCAGAAAGAACTCGAGCCAGTCTTCCGCCGGGACGCTGCTTACCGCGAAGTCTTCCCAACCATCGGCGAAGCGCGGCAGATGCGCGAGCATTTTCCGAACGGCCTGGCAGACGTTCAGGAACTTCACAACAGCGTAAAAGAAGTTGAAGAGCTGGACAATGACTTTTATACGCGAGATCGTGAAGGCAATTATCCCGGCCACACAAAGATCATGGAAAACATGTTTCGCGATGACCGGAATGCTGCGGTTTCGCTCTTCCGTTCAATGCCGAAGGAATGGGCTCGCCTTGATCGTGACAGCTACAACGAAGTTATGGGACGGATTGTCGGAGCAACTATTTCCAGTGCTGGGATTGTGGATTTTGTCTCTGACCTCCTGCAAGGCGCGAAAGATGCCAAGCAGGATGGCCTCGCCAAAGGGCTGAATCAACTTTTGGGATGGGCCAGCGGCTATCTCAAGGAAAAACCCCAACCCAGCGAAGAAGAACAACGCCTTGCTCGCGACCGCCAGAACTTCAATCGCGAGAAAGATGACATTGACAAGAAGACCGCACAGCAATTTAACCAGTCGTTTCTTGGCGAATCAAAGAACCTCCAGACTGGCATCGTTCGCTCTCATCCGGCAGTTAAGAAACTGCTGGAAAGCAAGACAATTACCGAGCAAAAGAAAGCAGAAATCATTGAGCAGGTGAGAAAGAACGTTGAATCACAGCTTGGCAAGAGCTCTTCATTCATGAACAAGCTTCGCCCTGCTTACTCTGCCAGAAAGATGGATGAGCTCATGTCTCTCCAGAAAGCGGCATGGTCGCAGCAGTGGCTGTTGAACCGCATGGTGCGCACAGTTTTCAGCAAGGAAATACCGCAGTTGGTATCAAACAATCGGGCTGCCGTGACACGCCGCGCTGGTGCGCCTTCGGCAAACAATACCCGTCAATCCAGCGATAAAGGACCAAAACCATCAAAGCAAATCGGCGGACGCTGGTATAGAGATGGCGGCAACGGTGCGCCATTTACCACGCAAGAAGTCTTAGCCGGCCAGCATCTGCTCTAAAAATCTCAGGCATAAAGCGAAATACGAGCAAAGCGAACGCTTTCCTCTACCGGGCTACGTTCCCCCGGCTCCTCGTGCGACTGATTGCCAAATCTGACGAAAACACGAGGAAAATTCCATGGCACCTCCACAAAATACTCAATCGGTAGCTCTGCAGCTTGAAAAAGTGCGGAAGAATGTACCGACTGCCTATGAGCAGGAACACGTTCTGCTCGACATGATTGATAAACGAGGCGATGTAATTGACGCCTCAAGCCGCAACATCCGTTTGCCTATCCTGGTCCGTCCTGGTGGCAAAGGTTCACAGGGAACTGCCGACTTTGACGATATGGGACGCGGTTCTGGTTCGACCTGGGACGTGGCGACTCTGTCCACGATCCAATTCCGGTGGGCGTTTGAAGTCTCAAAGCTTGCTGAGTACGCCACCAAAGGCAACGACAAAGCAGTAGAAGATGTTGCTGTCCGTGAAGTTGCGGAAGCAATGAAGATGTTCAAGCGTTTTCTGGATTGCGTTTACCAGACTCCAGGGAACGGCCAGTTGGACACCATCGGCTCGACTTATACCACAGGCACCACGTTCCCTGTCGCCAATCCGAATAGTTTCTATTTTAACCAGGACATTCAGGTTTATCCGGCTGGCTTGGCTTCCGCATCGCGCGGTATGGCCACTGTCACACAGGTTGACCCGCTGCTGAAGACAATCACTGTCAATGCAGCGCCTCCGGGAACGATTGCTGGCGATGCTCTGGCAATCAACATTTCTCAAGGCGCTGGCGGAGCTAACCCGGTTTCGCTGGAAGGGCTGCTTTATAACCACGTCGATTCCGCTTCGGGATCTTGGAACAACCTGGCACGTTCGACCTATCCAGAAGTTCTGAAGACACCACACGTTGCTGCGGCTGGATCGACCATCACCCCTGCTCTGAGGCGCCTTGGAGAAAACAAACTCCGCCGCGTTCTTGGCGTGGACTTCGATGAACCCCTGGTTGCATACATGAACGTAGACCAGGAAGCAGCTTGGGAGAATGTTGGCATAACCGTGACCACAAACATCCAAGCCCAGATTTCCGGCGAAACTTCCCAGGACATGTTGAAGCGCAGGCCTCCGAAGACCTTTGGCGGGCTGCCCATCAAGACTTCAATTCATGCAACCATCCAGCGCATTGACGTATTGGCGTTAAAACACTGGGGCCGTGGCGTGACCAAAGAAGTTGACCTGTTTGAAGAAGGCGGCCAGACCGTATTCCAGTTGTATGGTCAGTCGGGTGGCCTGCTGGCTGGATATCTCAGCTACTTCGACACAGTCTTTAATGTGTTTATGGATTGTCCGAGGTTTGGCTTCTTCTTTGACGGATTGGCTCTTCCTCCCGGTGGTTATTGATACTTAACCTTGTGGTGGGTGCTGCAGCATCCACCGCTTTTTCAGGAGAAATTTATGCACGTTATATCGAAAGACAGCAGCAAAGACGGACGCACGCACACTCTGGGCGTAACGATTGAAGCTGATGGTGCGGCTGAACTGGTGACAGAAGGCCAGACTCTTTCAGCCGAAGTTACTTCGATTGTTAGAACTGCCTCTGGTGGGATTGAGATCGTTGCTAAGATCACCGTCAGCACACCTGAACCAGAAGCTGAATCTAATGCGCTCATCAACTAACGAAGTCATTGAGCACCACGTTTGCCCTGAACACATTGCGGAATCTCTCCGTGTGGCAGGCGGAGAGAATCGCTTTGGCGAGCCTAATTTCCGTGTTGTCTGGGGATATGACCGCATCGTTCCCATGACGGGAAAGTGGGAAGAGTGGGCTAAATACGGAGCGATGCTCATTGACAAAATGACAGGATACACGGAAACACGGGAGTTCATGAAGCTCGAAAAAGAAATTGTGGAAACCCGCTACGTTCCTAAATACCTACCTGGAAACTGCTGGCATCTGGAAATGTGGCGTCTACCTGAAGAGTACGGCTCTCCTGAAGACTGGCGTAAAGCAGGAGAGGAAGTTCTCCAAGGCATGACCGTTGATACTGCTGGCCCGTTTCCTGAGCGCGGAGAGTACGAACTGTGCTATCCGCTCACCGATGATGCTACTTCACACGGTCGTCCTCTGCCTTTGATTGATGACCTCGTTTCTGAGCTGGTGGAGATGATCCAGTTTGGCCGCGAGATGTTCACCTTCCAGCAACGCAGAGCAGCGATTGAACAGCGGGAAGCAAGGAAAGATGAAGGCTTCATTCAGCGCACAATGGCCATGTTCAAAGACTCTATGCGGCCCTTCGCGGGGGAAGATTTTGTCACCGTGCCGCAATTGGTCGATAAGCACGGCAAACCATTGATTCACTAACCAACGAGCCTAAAAGGAGGCTTGCTATGAGCACTGCTGCCATTGTCATCAACGTGAGAGATCACGAATATACCCACTCAAACGGGCTATCGGGAACTTGGGTTGTTCCTGCCAAGAAAGCTAACGAACCTTGCGCGATTCTGATTGTTTATCCGCGTGAAGAGATTCAGGATCAGGGCGACCGACGCGGCAAAATTGAAGTTGTTGACGCCAAAGTTCTGGCGCGTTCGATTGTGGGGCATGGTTCAAACTCCGGTCCAAAGGAAAAATGGGGTCTTCTAATCTGCGAAGCAGAGCCGGAGATTCCTAGAGACCTCATTTCCGCTATCAAAGATGAGGCCAACTTCATCAACAAGAATCGCCCTAAATGCGAATATACCAAAGACTCTGACTCTGGCGCTATTGTGATAGAAAACACGTATCGCCCAGGCGTGGCAGAGAAGTTGGAAGAGTTTTCGCAGAACGTTCAAGTCTTTCGCTCAGAATTTGAGGATAGCTGCCGAAAGCTCGTGCAGAAATCCGAAATCGCCAAAGCCAAACACAATCTACAGCTGGAAGACCAGGCACTCGTGGCGCAAGGCGACAAGATATGGGCAGGACCGGAACCGGGAAGAATCAATATCAGCGAGATTCACACCAGTGCATGTGCGCGTCTTGGGCAGGAAAGACCGTGGGCATACGTGCCGCAGCAGCTTGTGGATTGTCCTGGCTGTGGAGCGAAGATCAAAGAGAACATTCTTTCTTGTCCACAGTGTTCAGGATGGCTGGATGAAGGCATTGAAGAGCTACGCGCCATGAAGCCAAAAGACCGCGCTATGAAGATGTATCCAGAACGCTACGCTGATCCAATGCAGGCATCAGGAACCAAGCAGCCCAGAGCATAAATGCCAGTTCTCATCTCATCCGCCTACTCTCAAGCAGAAGACGTTCTTATTCGTGTTCGCACGATCCTGAACGATTCTGAAGTTGTGGGCGGCGACATCATCACCGATACCGCGCCATTTTCCTTTGACCTCATCAACGCTGCTTATGAGCGGGTTCAATTGGAACTGGCGAAGGTCGGCGTTGAGACTTGCACAACCGATGCTTGGCTGATTGGGCTGCCTATCGTTGCCTTGCAAGATCCTGAGGCTCGGCTGATCGTTGATGATACTGGCACAAACATCATCTTCCCGAATGGCACAGGAAACGTATTTTCCCTCACTCCACAGCTACCAACAGACCTGATCCTTCCTTTACGTCTATGGGAGCGCCAGAGCGCAACAAACAACCCGCTTGGCAAGCCCATGACGCAGCCGAATTACGGGCTTCATTCCTGGCCGCAGCAAACCTATCTAATGGAATGGGAATGGAAGAATGATGGCATCAGGTTCAGAGGGGCAACGCAAGTACAGGACGTAAAAATCCTGTATGAAAAACATCTTCCAAAACTTGCTGCGCCGACTGACCCCGTTCCTATTCGTGGTGTGGTAAATGCCGCAGCTTATTTTGCCGCGAAGATATTTGCCGACAGCAGAGGCGGGGCAATTGCTCCAGAAGCGAAGCTATCAGCCAGTGAAGAGATTTTCCTCTTGCAGCAGGTTTCAGCACGCAGGAGACAAAGAAAACAAGTAAGACGCCAGCCCTATTCAGGGAGAGGCGGAAGAGGAAGTTATCCGATTTAAAGGAGAAACGCTATGTCCTTAGCAGTTCAGCTCACCTATGTCAGCCCGGCAGCAGGGCCAATTCGTATTGGCTTCAAATTGGTAAAAAGCGGAAACTACGTTACGGCAGTGGGCGGAGATACGGTGGATTTCACCAAAGCCACTGCAGATCCTTCTTTTGTTGGCACAGTTCCGGCGATTGAATCCCTTGGCGCACCCCTCAACTTGGACGTTTGGGACGTGAGTGGCAACCTTGCGACCGTGGTGGTTGTCACGATCGGAACAACCCAGGCCAATTCAAAAGTGCAACTGGAAACTGGCGTCAATACCGAACTTGGCAGCGGAGCGTATCCCAGCCCAATGAATCTTCAGGGCGAGGCAGTATTTAACCGGCTCTAAGATGCTTTTTGCCGATCTGATCGATATACCGTTTGAAGTGTTCGGGGGATTTTGTCCAGCGATCCCGCCGGCAGACCTTTCCTCTGGAGCTGCGGCTATTGCTCAGGATGTCATCTTTCCTCAGGGAGCAGTAAGAACGCGCGGAGGGCTGAAGAACTTCTTTTCTTTGGGCTCTCCGATTCCCGCGAATGCCTCAATCAATGGGCTGAAAAGTTACATTACTCCAACGCTGGCACAGAGATTACTGGCGTGGGACTCGCTCGGCAACTTCTATAAAGAGTCACCACAAGGTACGCTCAACTCTCTGTTTTCTCGGCCTTACACTGGACTGTTTTATCAATCAAATACTCAGTTCGGCAGAGAATATCAGGCATTCTTCAACTCTCTCGGCGGCTTTGATATCCCGCGCCAATACGATGACACGAATTGGGACCGTGTAAGCCAAGTTGGACCGGGAGCGTCTCCGTTCTGCACTGATCTGGTTGCCAGCCTTACCATCCTGGCGTCTCCAAACGGTCTGCTCCCAGCAGTAGCCGTAAACATTCAAAGCATTACCATGGTCGGCGTAGTGGCTACGGTGACAACTGCAGGAACTCCGTTCCAGTCGCCACTTGGAACGAAAATTGTCGTCAAACCAGGTGATTCAATTCAGATTGCCGGCGTGGCCACGACTGGGTATAACGCGAACTGGATTCTGACGAACGTTATATCAGCAAATCAGGCGCAATTCGTTATTCCTACCGGCCCACTGGCAAATTCTGGAGTTTCAGGAACACTTGTAACTGGCCTAGTAACCGTGGTGACGAATACCACGTCTCAATGGTTTGGCGGCACGCCTCCTGGTCAACTGGTAACGATTGCCGGAGCTACTACGGCAACATTCGACGGCACGTTCTCTCTTTTGGATTCCATAGTCCAGATTGGACCTTCAACCGTTTCATGGATCGTTAACCTGAATGCCGTGATCTTCGGCACGCCAGCAAGCGGTGGCGGGACTCTTGCCCCGACAGGTAATGTCTCTGTAGGGCTTCATCAGGTTAGTTGCTCATTCATTACTCGTCAGGGGCTCATTACATCTGCTTCTGTCCCTGCATCGTTTACTGCTGCTGGCGCCCATGCTCTGATTGTGACTGGAATTCCTATAGGCCCGGCAAACATAACCAGCAGGCTTATACACTTCACTCCGGCGATTACAGCTCCGGCGAAAACGGGAAATTTCTTTTCTCTGCCCAATGGTTCTCAGCAGATTTTTGGCGCAACCATGCTGGTTGCTGACAACACATCGACAGCGATTGTGGTTGATTTTTCTGATACCGTCCTTTCAGCAGGATTCTCAGCGAATTATCTTTTCAGCCAAATCGAGTTAGGCGAATCGGCCTTTACTGTTGGATACAATGCGCGCGGTGTATGGCTGGGTGAACGCAATAAACTGCAAAATCTTGTCAATCTGACTTTTGATGGCGGGTTTAGCGGTAATGTGCCTCTTGGCTGGACGCTAGATGCTACCTCTGGCGCTGGAGGAAGTTCTGCGGTTGCTGGAGGGTTCTCTGCTGATTGGGGCGATGCCTACGCAATCACTGGAGACGGAGCTACGGCGGTACGCGGGAAAATCACTCAGTCAGCCTTCAAAGATTATCTGGGAGTAGCAATCATCGGCTCTGCACTTTCGTATTCCGTGAGAGTTAGGCTTGCCAAAAACAATACGCTTGCTCAAGGTACAGTTCACGTCTCTCTAACTGGCACTGGGGTTGTTGGGACTGGAATCTCTGTGACCGCGGCCCAACTTACAGCCAACTATCAGGAATTTACCGCTGTTCTGACTGCTCAGATCGCCGCGCCGTTGTCTGATTTGACGTTGAATGTTTTTGCCGATGGAACCCCAACGAATAACGGCGTTTTCCTGGTCGATTCGATTGAACTGTATCCGACAAACACGCCATTCAATTATTCGACCGGCAGACTGTCTCATGCCTTCAATCCTGAATCGTTTGATGCGACAACCGGGCAAGTCCAGATCAGAACGAATGACGGCCAGCAACTAAGAGCCGCTTTCCCGATCAGAAATAACATCTACTTTGCCAAAGACCATTATCTATGTTACGTGCAGGATGATGGGCTCAATGAGCCTTCGTCTTGGGCAGTGAATGAGGTTTCAGCGACTATCGGCATTTGTGGCCCGAATGCTGTGGATACCACGGAAGAATGGGCGGTATTTGCTGAACGCTCTGGGCTCTATATCTGCTGGGGCTCTGATCCAGTCAAACTTACTCCAGAAATCCAGACGGATGCTTCAGGAACGGGAAAGATTTCATGGGCATCAATCAACTGGTCTGCTGGCCATACGATCTGGGTACGAATCGACCGCACAAACAAAATGATTCTGGTGGGCGCTCCGGTGGGAAAAAATCCAGACGGAGGGTTAATAAGCACGCCTAATGTTGTTTTCATGATGGATTACAAATGGCTGGATGGAGCGCAGGATATTGCTAATTCGCCGCTGATTACCTATTCAAGTTTTACCGGGAAGATTCTCTCGCATGGCCGTGGCCGGCGCTGGGCGCTTTGGACCATTACATCAAATTCAATGACGTTTGCTGAACGATCTGATGGAACCGCGCAGCCTTTCTTCGGAAACGGCGCAGGGAATGGAAAGATTTATCAACAGATTGATTGTGCTACTCAAGGTTCTGATGATGGCGTAGCGATTCCTTGGAATTACCAGGGATATGGCTGCCCAGCGATGATGGAAGAGCAGATGTTTCAATTGGGGGCACATCTCAAACGGGCTGGGTATATGAAGTGGCGCGCAGTCGGTTCGGGACTTCTTCCATTGGCAATCGTTACCGCTCGTAGAACAACGGTGCTTCGCCCATACACCCTGTCACTCGCTCCAGTAGGCGATGGCGGGATAGGTCTTAATATTCGCAGCGAACGATTCTTCGTGAACATCGGGACTAATGCGGTTGCAGGATCATGGTTTCAGCTTGAGCGTTTGGTGTTGTGTCTAAAGAAAGACTCGGCCATCGTGGTTAGTGGGCTTGCGCAATGATGCAACCCTGCAACAAGTGTTCTGAATGGGCACAGTGGAGAGTAAGAAAACCAGTCATGGATGACAAGAAAGAAAAAATCATCGGATGGGATCTGATTGCATTGCTCTGCGGAACGCATAAAGAAGAGCAGAGCAAGATGACAGAAAACTCTCATTTGAGAATGGATTTCATAGGAGCTGCCCCATTCCGTTAAACCTGCCCAATTTGGATCGCATCGCAAAAGATGAGATCAAGATCGAAGAAGCCCTGAAGAAGGTTCAGGATTACACGAATCAGCAGGTGCCGACAACGCTTGGGAACGCGGTAGCGGCTCCGCCGGCCAGCACTCCGCCAGCGCCCAGTCAAACCGTGAATCCAGCTCCATTTCCATCGGTGCGAGTTCCAAATCCTCCAGTGAAGTCTCTTATCCAAGGTTAAGCCGTGATAATCGTTAGACCATTTCAGGAAAAAGACAAGGCACCCATCGAAGCTCTGCACAGGTCCATGGGCTTTGATTATGAGCCGCCGGACTGGTCAAAGATGTTGGTCTCTGGTGTGGTGGAAGTTGACGGCAAAATTTCTATGGCAGCTTTTCTCAGAATGACGGCAGAAACTTACATGCTAATTGATCCCGATACCGGATCGAGAAAAGACAGACTCGCTCAACTGTTGATCCTTCATCGTGAATTAGTCAGGCCAGCACTGAGAAGAGGGCTTACGGATTTGCATTGCTGGTTGCCGCCAGAGATTGAAAAGAATTTTGGAAAGCTATTGATGCACTTGGGCTGGAAGAAACCGCTGTGGCCCTGTTTTTCTAGAGAGGTCAAATAAATGGCGCGCGGACAAGCAGCAGCAGCCGATACCCAGCTCAATAAAACCAACGCTGTAGGCGATACCAACGCTTCTCAGGCAGGCGCGCTGGAGAGCAAACTGGTTCCTGGCTATCAATCCTTGATGGATACCGGCTACATAAATCCACAGGAAGAGAATGCAGCGACAACGAGCGAAATGGGCGCGGCAACTCAGCCGTTCCAGTCTGAACAATTCAGAAATAACAACAACGCTGCAGCCACGCGCAATGATGCCAGTTTGACTGCTGGGAATGACCAGTTAGCTCTGGAAGAAGGCCGAACCGCTGGTGATGCTGCGGCAAATCTACAGATGCAAAAAATGCAGAATCAGGAAGCTGGCATGTACGGCCTTGCAGGACAAGAACAGGGCAACCGGCAGACTGAAGGTGCTATGTATGGCCTTGGACCAGGAACGCTTGGAGCAAGAGCGGCTGGGCCATCCGGGGATCAGGCAGCGCTGGGTTATCTGAATTGGGCAACCGGACAAGGTAAGGGCTAAGATGCCAGATATTGATTACGACCCGGTAGAAGCTCCGGACGACGAAGAAGAACGGCGGCGCCAGGAAGAATACCCCCCGGCTTCACCCGCCAGAACCTTTGATGTTGGCGCTCAACCAGCATCAGCTCCGCCTCCTGCTCCAGGCCCGTCTTCTGATGCATCAATGGCTGTGGCTGCACCAGGAGCAATTGCCAAACGCAGTGATTTTCCCGCAATGCCTGCTCCTGCAGCTCCTGCGGTTACTCAACCTCGCCCACAATGGTCCGATTATGCTCCAGCGGAGCCACACGGATGGGCAAAGTTCGGTCATACCATGGCGGCCTTTAATCCGATTACCAACAAAGTCTTCAATGAAATGCCTGAAAAAAGGGCGCAGGAGAAATACAAAAACGATACGGCAGAGTATGAAGCTCCGAGCAAAGAAGCTCAGCAGACAGCGCAGACCGGCGAACTGACGGCCAAAGCAAGTGAGGAGAATGCTCACGCGGAAGCTCTCAGAAATCCTCAACCCAAAGAAGGGCTGACGCCTGAAGAAACCACGCTACATGACCTGATGACTGGTGAGAATGGAGCACCCAGACAGAACCCACAGACAGGGAAGCCGTACACATACATGGAAGCCTATCAGGCAATCAAACAGGCCGCCATCGAAGGTAAGCCTGCACAGGCTCCGCACATCACCTACGACCAAGGTATTCCAGTCAGTGTGACTGATGGGAAGAAAACATACGACATCAATGACCCGAAATTACCCCCAGATTTGAAGCCTTTGGTTGATTCGGCCAATCGTGCGCATTCCCAGCATAGCCAAGAAACCATTGATCAGCAGGCACGCGCTAGTGCAGCCGCAGACGAGCGCCAGCGCAAGGGATTTGATGAAAAGAATACCGAAGCCTCGAATAAGAGATTTGAAACGGCGCTGGATGCTGATACTCGCCTTTCGCGCATGGAAGCCTCTTATTCCAAAGGGTTAAAGGGCGATCAGCAAGCCATGCTGGCGCTTTTGACTGATCATATCGGTATGACTTTGGGAATGCAGAAGGGCGCGCGCATCACGAAAGACATTCTCAACGAAGCTACTCAGTCCCAGCCGTGGCTCGCCAAGATCGGCTCTAAATTCGATGACCGTGGGTATCTTTCCGGCGTGACTCTCGGGCCGGACCAGATGAAGCAAATGCTCGATCTGGGGTATGAAGCCAGGGACAGAGCTGTGCAGGGTGCGCATGATGCCGCCACGATGTACGGGGTAAATCCTCCCAAGGGAGCGGAGACAGTCTTCGGGAAACGCAAGATTGGCGATAAGCCAGCGCTACAGCAAAGCAACCAAGGTGGCGGCGCGCAAGAAGGGGAAAAGCCAGTCTACCACCAAGGAAAACTAGTCGGCTACACGAAAGACGGTAAGACCATGAGGCCAGCCCAGTAAATGAGCGCCATGCCAATTCCGCAGGGAGCCACTGTTGGGGATATTCCTATTCCCGAGGGCGCGGAAATCCGCGACGAAGAGCAGAAACCTGATCCTGCGACCGACCCGAATCTTACGCGATTAATGGGCCATGGGATGCCGACACAGGCCGATCAGAATCCAACGGCTGCTGAGTATCCAAAAATGGCACATGCCGTCCATAGCGCGCTATCCGTCTTTGGGGCCACACCTGAACAGCTTCAGGCTTCAACATTAGAAGCCCACGAACATCCCATTAGATCAGCGCTACTCGATGCTACTCCAGGGGCGAGCATGCTCCTACAGGCGCCTCATGCTATCGCTACGAATGCGCGTAAGAGTATGGACGAAGATCGGGCGGCTACCGAAGCATTGAAGCGCGGCGACATAAAGGGATATTTAGCGCATCAAGTGGGGTCTGCTGGTTATACAGGTGCAACTGCTCTGGCTCCGGTATTCGGCGAGAGCCCTGCGACGGCTGGTGAACAATTGGGCTCAGGGGATGTATCTGGTGCCGCAGGAACTACCGCTGGAATTCTTGCACCTTTCGGAGCCGCACGGCTAATGCCTGAGGCGCGAAGTGGAGCACTGCCGCCTCCAAATGTTTGGACAGGTGAAGTTCCGGCAGAGATTCCAGCGGGCCGGCCAACAGGCCAGCCTAATCTAATTCACCGTGCTTCATCCGCCTTATCCAAAGCTGGAAATCCTGATGTTGTCGGATTGGCTTCTCCGAGATTAGCGCATCTTCAAAGACTTTCCGGGAAACTTGCGGATATTACAGCTCCGAAGCCAACAAGCGATCTACCAATTCAATCTGCCTCCAGGGGAGAAGTTCGCGGACCCTACCAACCGTACCAAGGCGATCTAAAAGTAAACCCGTCGGGTGACACAGACGTAATAGCTCCGCCTGAAACTAAGCCAGCTCCGTATCGGATGCGCGGGAATCAGATTCAAGATGCGGCCACTATAACGCCACGGCAGGTATTTAAGCCTAAAGGGTTACTCGGAACCGGCCAACCTACCGAAGCAGCAATTCCTCCGGTCAAAGCCCAGCCCAAGGGCGAAGTTCCAGTTCAATCGACATGGCCTCCTGAAAGACCGTCCGCTATTCAGCCACTGAAGTTTGGCGGAGCACAAGACAGACTGGAAACCAAAGGCATTCAAGAGCAGATGCGTGAAGACCTTGAAGGCCACGGAAGGCAAGCACTCTCGCAGGAAAAACGAGACTGGTTTGCGCGCAATGTGCCGGGAGAAACTAAAGGCACCCTGACTGCTAACGCGCGCGCACAGAAAACGATTGCCACGCGGCCAAACGGCGAAGTACCAGTTGAAGGCAAGCCATTTACACCGGCAGTCGAAGAGCGCGGGATCAAGGCACCACAAAAAAGAACGTTTGAACGTTCCACCGATCAAGGCATTAAAGATTATTTCAGCTATCGCTTTGACCAGCTACGGGCAGAACTAAAATCCGCCCAAACCGCAGGAAATCAGACCGCAATTTCCGATGTGCAGCGGCGAATGAATGAGCTTGATTCAATACAGCGTAATCCGGGACAGATGAAGGCCACACTCACTGGCGAGGTTCCCGCTGAGCCCCCAACAACCAATGGGAATTATATAGATGAGTCCCTTGACAGCAAGAGGAATGCTACAATAGGCCGCATGCCTGCGGAGAAGGGTGCTGGCTCAAAACCATCCGCAACCCCACAGGGCCAGCAAGCGGTTTCAAAAATAAATCCGTCCGATATTGAGGCTGAGCGCTTTGTGCGTTATGGCAAGCCTCCATCATCCGGCACCAGCACAAATGCGATGGATAGACAAGCACTACCTGGAGTTAGTGTATATAGGCAAATAAAGGTCAATGGACAGTGGATAAATGATTCATCCGGGGTCGGCTTTGAAACGCTTGGGCTGAAGTCCAGCGGCAAGCCATTATATGAAGTCAGCGGCGATCTTCTACCCCAAAAAGGCCCAGCCGGCGAACCACTGCTCAGGAATGCTAAGGTAAAAGGCCAAATCCAGGGGCATGTTGCTGATCTGCCAGATTCCATGGTATCGGTTGGGGGAAACGGAGCGACGGGGAAATTATATTTCGACCGTCTCACTGGAGAATATCGGCTTAATGATTCTATCGTAAACCATCAATTAGGGTACGAGCCCCGCGAAACATCTCTCGCTAAATTGGCCGATCAAATCAAGAACATGGATTATAGTGGCAACGGGCCTAAAATTTGGAAGGTATATGAAGATCAACTAAAGGCAAAAGGTCTTTTAGGCACCACCAGCCTCACTGGCGAGGTTCCCGCTGAGCCTCCAACAACCGATTGGTCGGTTGAGAACATGAAAAAACAGATTGAGAAAAACAAGAAGACGCGCACTGCAAAGGCTGGAGACTAATGAAATTTTACAGGTGGTTGATTTCGTGGCGCGGGTTGACGCTTCTCTCGTTGTTGGTGCTCTTGGTTTTTGCAAAAGACTGCCATGCTCAGAACTCACGCTTTGATGGCGTAGTGTTCACGCGTAATGGAAACCCTGCACCGGGCGCACAGGTGGCAGTATGCTCACAGGTGGCAATTACTGCCGCATCAGAAACCCTAAGTACAGCCACAATCACTACAACCTTGAATCCTCCACAGGGCTCAACCGTGCTGATTACCGGCGTGACGCCAACTCAATATAATGGCAGCTTTACGGTCTTGACGACCTCCGGCACAAACTTCACTTATTCAAATCCAGTTCAGGGGTTGGGAGCAGGAACGATCTTCGGAACAACGCTCATCACTGGGCCTAGCGTGTGCTCTCCGCTGGCTGCTTTGTGCGCATCTTCTCCGGATGCTGTATGCACATCACCTAACCCAGTAACGGCCGATGGATTGGGGAATTACAGTTTTTACATTGTTCCAGGCAGATATACTCAGCAGTTCTTTGGCTCTGGACTGACAGCCAGGATTCAGCCAGATCAGATTCTCGCTTGCGATCCAAGTAACTGCACGCTTTCGGGTAATGCAACATTCGGCAACGTTACAGTAGGGGGAACGCTGGGTGTAACTGGAGCGTCTACACTGGCAGCGGTAACGGCTACCACAGTTAATAAGGTCACAATCACGCAGCCGGCCACAGCAGCTACGCTCACAATTGCGAACAACAAGACGTTGACGGCGAACAGCAGCACGACTATAGCAGGCACAGATGGCAAGACACTTACGGTAAACAACTCACTCACGCTGGCGGGAACGGATGGCACTACTCTGACATTCCAGGGCAGCGACACCTATGTTGGACGCGCAACGACGGACACGCTGACGAATAAGACGCTGACTTCGCCTGTGATCAATGGCAGCCCAACAGGAACGGGTATTCCCACTGTCACTCTAAAGAAAGGTAGCGGAGCTGGCAATTACACGACCGCATCGACGACCTATGTGGTGGTGGATAGCACGAACCTGTGCTATACCGTGACAATCCCCACAGGCTGGAAGTTGCTGGTAAATGCTAGTGTGACAGGTGGGACCTCAACGGCAGTCGTGCCTTATTTTGTGGCAATTTCGGATACTGCCGCCTGCGGAAATGCTAACACGGGGATTTTGAGTGAAACCGCTACCGCTGGGACAAGCCCAGGCGCGAATACTGCGCTTTCTTTAACTTGGGTGATAACTGGCGATGGAGCATCGCATAACATTGCGCTTCAATTCAAAACCACCAATGCTGCTGATTCAGCTTTCATTAGCAATACATCCAGCACATTTTTGCCAATGACGACATTTCTGCTCATTCCATCTAACTGAAAGCCGGTTCTATTTTCATCTTCCATCTGGATGCCAGCCCTGCCTTTTTTCCGGTGTTGCTCGGTACGCGAAAAAATAAAAGGCCAGCCCCCAGATAATGAAGAGAGATACAATCTTTAACATGCCCACAGTCTACTCTATGTCTCCCGATCCCGCAGCGCTGATTGTGGCCGGGACTGAATCAGGCAGATCAATGTTGAACCAGACCAGAAAGCTGTCAGCGTAGTGACCAGAGGGGAACACAAGCGGCTGGCCGCTCGATCCCTCAAATGGGATGGCCGTGGCGATGCCCTTTGTGGCCTGAATCTTGCCGGTGTAGAGCGACCCCTTGTGGCCTGAGTCCATCGCATAGATCCAGGTGGCGATGCTGGTCAGATTTCCAGTGAATGGGGTCAATGAGAGGTTGCCGCGCATGTTCAATAGGTTCGTGCGCTCCGGCATGGGTACGTTGCAACCGCTCAGGTTCGGGTCGGTGATCAGAGATGAAACGCCGATCTCCAGGCCAAATGAGATTGTTTTAGTGGCGTCAAAGACGTGGGTTTCGCCCTGGCAATAAAACAGCACATGGCCCTGAGCATCTTTGACGTGAGTGATGAAAGAGCAAGCGGTGCCGTCATCGGTTGGGCCACAGTGGATTGAGTCGGGGCCAACATCGGGCAGAGCAGGTGCTGAGGCATGAACGGTGGATGGCAGGCTACTACCGCAGCCGATTAGAAAAGTGAAGGCGAGAACGAGAATAGAAATTGTGGTAGATTTCTTGGCAGACATGAGCACCTCCTGTGTGCTTTTGTTTAGCCTTGGAGCGGGTCTCAATACCCGTTTCAAGGCGCTTGAATATTACCTCTTTTTACTTCCAGAACGCAATCGCCTAACCTTCGCCTTTGCGATTCGGCCAAGCTCGTTTATCGCCTCGTTTGGCAACGGCGCCCAGCGATAGAACAAGGATCAGCGCGCCAACAAATACAGCGGCGATTATTAACCAGACGTTCATAGCGCACCATTCTAACCCATGCCCGTATTTTACCCAGGATTGATACTGCTCATTGGCTTTTTCGTGCTGGCATGGTTTAGACGCTTGCCCTCAATCCAGCAGGTCCATGAGGCATTAGACCTCATCAACACAAAAGGCGGCAACATCGCTCTGCTTCTGTTTGGCACACTCATTGGCGGTGCGGCTTCTCTGCGCCTCTTTTACTACATCATCCAGCTCTCAGTAGACGGCAAGATCCAGCAGGACAACGTGTTCTCGATTATGAGCCTGAGTTTTATCACAGGAACGATTACTGGCAATTTTATGGGCGCACTGCTCAAGACAATGACTGGCGATACCGTTGTGCATCCGAAAGACAAAGAACCTCCTTCCGGGGGATAGAGTTCCGCTTTCAGGTTGACGGAGAAGGTTAATCAGCGAAGCGGGGGAGAGAAATGCACGCCACTGGCAAAAAACATTCCATCAGGTTTCTTGGCTTTGAACTTGAGGGCTATAGCTGGAAAAAACTGGTCGTTCACACGGTAATCGCGCTGACAACTGTAGCCGGAGCGCTGCGTCAGGAGGCGATCCATGCCCGACAGTCTGACCTGGAGCAAAAGCAGATTGACCTTCAGGCACGTCAGGATCAGTGTGAAAAAACCCTTTCTGATGTACTGCAAATGCTGCGAGGAAGCTTAAGCCCGCCAACCATGCGAACATCTGGAATCGGGGCACCCAGCCAAACAACACAACGGCTGCTGATCCCGCCCCTTCCGCAGCCAAGCAACCTAGAACGCATAGTTGAAAGTTTACGCGCCGACCGCCGGCAATTAGAAAGACTACATGCAGGGCCACAATGAAGACGGCTAGGCCCAGGCCGAAGTAGCGGTAAGTCTCCATTTCTACAATGCCGCTTTCGGGGTTCAATGGCCAGTATTTATAGGCCAGCAGTGCGGCCACAATGACCGGCAAGCGCAGGATAGGAGATGTTTGGCCCTCATAGTAGCAGGAGATGTCAGCAACGGCCCACAGGCCCACCAGGGCGCAAACGATACGCCCTATATAGAGCTGGTCCCAGTAGAGGACAGCATGGTTTCTGGTGAGCACCGAAAGGACGTTTCCGAGACAAAGCAGAGCCAGCCAGAGGCGGAAAGATTTAACCTGACGCACCTTAAAAAACACTGCTAATTGCACGGCAAAACTGATAATCTCTGAAGTCCATTCAAAGGAGTGAAACGGCATGAAAACCTTCCTCAAAAGTAAGTTATTTTGGTTGCTGCTCGCCCTGTCTTTGATCTCGGTTGGCATGGTTGCTGATGGGAACCCCACGCCGCCCTGTAATCCTAACAATCCGCGCTGCCTGCCTCCGCAGTAGAACCTGTGCGGCCTCTCGTTCTAAGCAGAGGCTAGACGTGTGCCTATTAGAGAAGGCCAATCCGATGTGCCAGCGCTACCAACGCCATCAGCTTCGGCACGGTGAACGATACGAATCCCAGAATGATTGTCATTTGCTCATTTCCTCCCTTCTTAAAGTTTCAAACTTCCTGAATCTCAATATCGTGGCACGCCTTCATAAGCTTACGTTTAATGCGATATGCTGGCGTTTTAAAGCCCTTGCTATCCTCGATAACCCATTTCCCTGCCTCAAGGTCAAAGTACCTGAAATCGGCCTCATAGCGGCAGATTAGGATGCCATTTACGGCGAGGTCATACCGTAAATTCCCCTTCGCGGCCTCCAGCTTTTCAATCTTCCCGATACGCTGCAAAAGCCTCAAGTCTTCATAGCGCCCAGCTTCACGCTTACTGCCAAACCGGAGATTATCGACCATCTGCGGCACCGCACCGTATTTGCTATTTCTGGGCATCTCTCGCCTTTCAGAACTGAAACACTTCCTGACTCAATCTCTTGGCGGCTATTTCAGCGTACTTTTCCTCTATCTCTATGCCTACTGCTCTCCGTCCTAGGTTTTTGGCAGCAATTAGTGTCGTACCGCTGCCCATGTAGGGGTCAACTATTGGCAACTCAGCAGCGGCAAAACCAACGCACCACTCCATGAGTGGTATCGGCTTTTGCGTTGGGTGAAAAAAGTCCTCATTCCTGTCCGAACCCTGCCAGTTGAGGTTGAATTTGTGAGCGCGAGTTGTCAGATTCGTCCATGCAAGTTCAAAATGTGAATAGATAAATCCTTCGCGTATTCCAGACGTCGTCTTATCCCAGCAGAGCCAACCACGCGAAGGCGGCAACAGGTGGCTGTAGTGATTAGCGCCCCACAGCAAACACCCTGCAAATTGCTCCGATAGAAGCCAGCGCGGATCAAAGTCGGCATCATCGCCGTGAACTGTTTCGTCGCACCACATCTTCGATCCATTGGAGCCGCGCAAAGGTTTGTAATCAATTCCATAAGGCGGGTCAGAGATAATCACAGGGAAGCCCGGCAGATGCGTGAGCACATCTCTACAGTCACCATGAAAAATGCTAATTCCGTTATGTTCGTAATAGGGCTTCACTTCGTCTCTCTCCGCACCTTTTCAGACTCTCGCCGCTCAACGCAGCGCTCACATAGGCAGTAAATATCGTGCAGCTCAACCATCGGCTCTCTTACTGTCTCCGCTTCCATATAAAGACCTCACGCTGCTTTCTCTTCACGAATAACGGCAAGCCTCTGCTAACAATCAGAGACCTCACGCCAATAGCACACTGGCAAGCTTGGTAGCGAGTTCTGAATTTCTCGACCAAAGCGCTATCGAAGTTCATTGTGTCTGCTTCGGCAATGAGGTATTCCCACCTGGAGCCAAGCTGAACTTCTTTGTAAATCTCTTCCAGGGGAACGATTTGAGTGTGACGTACGTTTGTGGCTTGTGTGCTCATTTTGGCTCCCTTACAAGTCCTTCAGTGTTTCGTTTCCAGCACTCACAGCGATAAACCGCATCGTTGCCGGAATAATCCTTCGTGAGCACCCAAGAGCTGCCTTTACAGGTCTCGCAATTTCGGTCAGCATGGTTCTTGAACTCGCCGGCTGCCTGCATCTTCTGCGATATTTCTTCTTGAATCTCGCGCAAGGTTCGCAGGAAAGTAGGCAGATTAGGGCAGCCACTGAAATCGTTTGGCGGGTGATAAATCAGCCTCTGTAGCGCCTTGTGAAGATCCCGATGTGAGTAGCCTTGCAGCCCAGCCATCCAATCGGAAATTTCCGCATCTGACCAGTCAGTCCGATAGTGCCGCTGGATCGCCGCGATGAAGTCGCTCAAACTCGGCTGCGACCCGTTTAGTGTTTTCTTCAATGCGTCGGTCCCTTTCTTCGGCTTTAGAGGCTGAAACACCTTTGTTTCCATTGACTTGCTCCCTGTTAAATTCGTTTAACGGCCCATGCAAATACTTCGGCAATCGCGGCAAAAACTCTCTCGGCCTGGTGCCTTTCGCAAACCCGCCAGAAGCGTACATATTCACTAAACACTGCGCCAATTGGGTATCGTGCCAACCTGGAGTTGCAGCCAAAAGAGCTTTAAGTTGGGAACCTTCGCCGCCGTCCCAAGGGCAATCTGCTCCGGTTTGCTCGTGGTAGGCATTCATGACCAAACTCCGAACTCTGGCGTGCCTTAAATCCTTTGGCAAAACTTGTCCTGGGGAACTGGTCCCGCGAACTGGTTTCGCGGAAGGTTTTTTCTTACTCTTGTCTATCTCTTTCTCTTCTTCTTTATCTTTATCTGTAAAATCAAGTTGTTGATTCGAAAGGACCAAAAACCCGCGTGTAAGCAGCGTACTTACAGCGTGAGGTATGTGTGGAGCATCCGTGCGTGCAACGTGCAGTAGTCGTGCAAGCGTCGTAGCATCATTTGGAAGGTTCTTTCCTGACCGGCCGCGAAGCCTGCAGCAGCCATCTAAAACGTATCTCTGGAGGCACGTTAGGCGCATGTAATCGGCATCCAATTCCTTGTCTGTGTAGTCCTTCACCCAGGGTGAGGCCTTCCCGTTTCTGGAGGGCTGATACTTGTTCCAGTTTTTAATGGCAAGATACTTTGCTGATTCTGGCAATTCTCTGTCCCTCTAAGCGATGTCCTGTTCGGTAATCTGAAGTTCTGCGTCAAAGTCTGGGTACTTACCGGCCTGTCGGATGCTCTCGCGAAGCTTGGCTTCTACTGTCGGGTATTTGGCGCCACGCTTTATCTGTTCAAACAACTGGATAGTTTCGGTAAGGAAGTCGTCTACTGCGGACTCCATCTCGGCAATGCGTTTTTCGTCTCGCTGATGCCGTATAACGAGCAACTGTAGTTCTTCGGCCTCAATCCTTGGGTCAAAGCTTACGAAGTCGCACCAGGCGATTTCTGGCCCACAACAGGCCATTTGCCAGTTGATTTGGTCTAAATATTCTTTCGGAATGGCATTGCTGGCAAGATACTCAAGATGGGTGTAGGTTTCGGCACACTTAATCTCCAGAATGCCTTCAGGAGCTACCCAGCCGTCCGCTGTAGCCGCGGCCCGAGGGTTATTAGGGTGCATGACCAAACCAAGTTGTTCAACGTTCTGGCCGGTACGATATTCATATTCAGCTCTGGCCCTAGGCTCGTTTTCAATGCCCCAGTCCATTGCTGCGGAGACGTAGTGCTCAGGAGTTTGGCGCGTAGTCATCTCGGCAATTAGCTGCATTTTGAGCCTGCGGCGGTCGGCCAGATCGTGAGTGCCACCCTTCTGCCTCAAGGTAATGGCATCGTGGACTTTGGAACTGGTTATCAGGCCAAGACGGGCCTTGAACCATTCCGGCTGCGGGTAATAGATTCCAGGGACATTCATTGGGCACCCGCTTTGCGTAGTTGTTCCTTGCGGGTATTCTTGGCCATGATTACGGCATCCAGTGCGCCCTGGTCTTTGGCTTTCTTGGCTTCCATGTAGGAGGCGCGGAAGTGCTGCTCAAGCTCCTCAAATGAGTCGCACTTGGGGAAGTGGGCGAGACGCTCTTTCAGTTCGTCCTGATCCATCTGTGGACCGGGCCCGTTGCCGTCTGTATCATCCTCGCCTACTGGAATGTTGAAAATGAATGTGAGCAGGTATCTCTTGGCATAAGACATCGCCGCGCCTGTGCCATGAGTAGCCGTCATAACGGCTTTACCCTGTGCTCCCATGGTCGGCAATGGCATTGGAGGACTCTGGTACTTGCGGGTATGGCCGGCGCCGTGGGAAACGTAACAATGAGCGATCACTGTTTCGGCTGGACTTTCCCCGGAGTCGAACGACAGACTGAAATTGTGCTTTGTGTAGATTGGTCTCAGCATCTTGTCCAGGGCCGCGTAAGTTGCCCATTTGCTCTTAGTCTGCTGATTGTAGGCATCAGGAACCACGCGGATAATCTCAGTTTGGGCCGCATTCATGGCCAGATTGAACTCGACTTCGGCGCTGCGGGCCAATTCCTTGAAGTGCATCTCCTGGAGAATCTGAAGCTGCTCTACTTTGCCAGTCTCAAGAGCTAGCAACATCAAGCTCATCGTCGTAGGCTGGCGTACTTGCATCTCTTTTGCTGTAGGTAACTCAATTTGCGTTGCCATTTACTTAACTTCCTTTTCTCCGCTGGGCGGTACAACCTGATCTGACATCCATTTCTCGAATAATTTCTGAGCACATGCCTGTCCGCATACTGGCTTATTCCATGGGCGCAGGTTCTTAGGTTCAATTAGCGGCTCACACTGAAATGAAGTAACTGCCTTGGACATAGGGTGCTTGATAACGAACCAGTGGTTACAGTCCTTTCGCACGTGCTCACATCCAGGGCCAGCACATTTAACGGTTTGTACCGCGTAAGGATTGTTCATGCCTTCGCCGCCATTGTTTTCGGCTGCTGCCTTATTTTGGCATTCTTTTTCAATCTGGCATTCTCCTGTTCAAGCTGCCAATTACGCTTCTGCAACTCGCTGATGGTTTGGCACAACCATCTAATCGTGTTACTGCGAAGGTCGATCAAAATGGCCACCGTGATTTCTTCCGATCAGCCTCGTTTGATTTATTCATGGCCTCAATGAGTCTGCGAAATTGCTCGGTCTCAATCTCCATTGCGGGAGGCCTCACTGCCGGGACAGCTATAGGCACCGGGAGCGTAGGCTCCGGCTTGCCTTCGTGCCATTCGGGCAGATGCTCAATCACCGCATCAAAGTTCCGCTGCAGCCATATGCAAAACTCAATTGAAACTTTCATCTACCAGGCTCCAAAAAGTTTGCCGTATACCCAGACTGCGGTCCCGAAGAGAACTGCCAAGATAGCCAGCGGCCAGCGTGGTTCCTGCTTCTCTTCGCGGAACTCTTTGCGCTCTCTGGTTTCTTGAAAGGCTGCACGTTGGATGCTGGGGAGATTCATGCGCTCACTCCAAGTTCGTCGGCGTAGGCTTCGATCACGTCAGCGATTTGCTCGAAAGTTTTTCCATAATCGTTTTCCCATGCGAGATGCGTTGTACCATAAGAACCAGAAGTGTCTTTAAGTCCCAGCCAATTCCTGACTTTCTTCGGTAGTAACTTATTATTTCCGTAATGGTTGATGGTGTATCCGGATTCGGTCCAGGTTCCAATCCCAGATATGTCGCACGCCACGCCTAGACAGCAGAATGAATCGCCATTTCTAAGATTGCACCGCGCCTGCTGATATTTTCTGCTTCGCAGGGCGTCAACCCATTTCTGCGCATTCGGATTAAGTTTGCTCATGCAATCCTCTGTGCAGAGGCCAGCTCTGCGGAAAGTTTCGAATCTGAGCTGTGAGCGTTCTGCTCATGTGCTTCATGGCAATCGAAGCAAAGAGTTGATAGACACTCTGAGCAGGTGTAAGCGCGTGAATACGGGTAATCGCCCAGAGGCTTGTGGCAGTCTTCACAAATCACGGTCGGCCTTCTTTCCAGCAGCGTGAATCTCTGCCCGTAAAACTGCTGCTTCGATCTCGGTTATGGTTGAGCCGTCATGCTGCTCAGGGTAGGGCGAGAGCAGAATCTCTAAGCAGGTTTTAGCCAGTTCATCCATGGCGTCCTCATTTCCAAAGTCTGTAAATCACAGCCCAAAAACCGATGCCTGCTACAAAAACTTTCCAATTCGGAAGATGAAAGACTGAGGGCAGCTCGACGGGGCTACCCTCAGATTTGCCGGAGTTGCACGGAGGGGTTCCGGCAAGGTGAAAATTGTGCTGGCCACTAACCCGGACCAGCGCAGGTTCGCCAGCAGACTGAAACGACCCGGACGCCGAGTCGAACGGCACCCGCACCCCGCAAGCCCGCAGGAATCGCTAGCGGTCAGTTCCGCTTTGCCGGCAAACTTTGGAACTTTTTGGCACTCGGCCCACTGAGCTAAGTGCTGGTAATCGAAATCTCGGACAGGAACTTTTAAACTTTCCAGGCGACCACCCCACCCGAGTGATCGCCCAGATTCGCCACGGATCTCCGGCCTCCCAGCTAGATACTTCGCAGCAAATGTGTTCACAGAGGGTCCAGCTTTCCAGAGCTTCGGCCCTTGTTGTAAAGTCCGATTGCAAGTTCACCAATGGCACGAGATAGCGCTACTTTGCGAAAGTCCATTAGCTTGCGCGCATCGCCGACTAGCCCTGTAGCTGTGCCGGGGTACTTCGATAGTTTTCTGACGAATGCCGGGTACTCAAGCGTTCCGTTGTACCGCGCACAAACCAGCCCAAGACCTTCAATTACCTTGGCATCAATTGAACGCAATCCCCAGGCTTCCGTGATGAGCCCCAAGGTCTTGTCCAGTGCTTCGCCTTCGTCCAGACGGTAGGTCTTTTCCAGTGCTCCGATGCCGACAATGTGACCATCCGCAGCACTGCGGGAAATCTTCATTTTGTGCTTGAGCACGATGTCATTGATGCTGATAGCGTCGTCTTCTTTCGCCATGAGTCGATTCAGAAATTTGTCATAAGGGCTGACGGGCGAACGGTCATTCAGCTTCAAGAAGAGAGCGGAAGCCCCAGCGTCATCGGTCACATCAGAATGTAGTTTTAGTTCTACTTCCCATTCGCCAAAGCCGTTGTCCATCAAAGAACGCCAGCGGTGTTGACCGTCAACAATCCACATAGCTGTTTTGCCTTTGATGGCATACTGGACAACGTGCAGAACGCCGATAGCGTCCAGATCGAGCGAGGCGTTCAACTTCCGCAGGCGCGAAGGCACAAGTTCACGCTGCGCCATGGGATGAGGCTGCAAGGTATCAGCACGAACGCGAAGCATTTTGGATGTAGGCTTGCCCATCTTGGCAAGCTTTGCAGGACTAGGCATTGTCTGTCCTTTCGATTTTGGCGATGAAGGCCCGAAGGTGTTTTGCGGATTCATGGGCGCGGTCAATCACCATGTCTCTGTCTTCTTTACTGCATACGGAGAGCGCCATAGGCAGGTCTAATTCGTCTGCCAGTCCACGGCAGAGGCCAGTAACGTTGGACAACGCGGAGATCATGCGTTCTTTCTGTATGACTGCCCGTTTCTTTTGGTGGTCAGTTTTCGGTTCGTATGCAGCTCCAGGATCGGCTTTGCGCTTGCTGGGCAGTGCTCTGTTGGCTGCGTGCAAATTAACTTCGCCACGCTTCACCTGTTCAAATACCTCAGGAGCTTCCCTTTTCACTTGGAGCGCTTTATCGACCGCCGTACTCCCGACCTGCATGGCCTTGGCTGCAAGTACTGAAGTTTTCCCATGATTGTCGTCAGCACGTTTTAGTGCTGACGAGGTATGTTGTTGATTTTTAAGTCCTGACAATTGCCTAGAGTGGGCTTCCTCTTGAAGTAATGGAACAACTTCAGCGGCCACAGCAGCCCGTTGGCTCGTGGTCAAATGCCGGCGGTGAAGATTCTTGGAAAGCACATAGATAGTTGCGGAAGGAAGTTCGCCATCAACTTCCACGAATCGCGGCTCAATACTCGCCATTTCGCAGGCTGCTAGCCGGTTGCGCCCATCCAGTACTTGTCCGTGGTAGAGAACGACTGGCTCCATCAAGCCATTGGCGGCAATATCATCGGCAAGATTGCCTAGGTCTTCGGGAACCATCATCGGGAAAAGTAGAGCTGCCGGATGGACTGGAATTTCTTGAGACATTCGTACCCTCTGAAGGCTAAGGGGCCAGTTTCCCGGCCCCGGTTAAGGTTTAAGCCGTCGCTGCAACGGCGGGTAAGGGAACCGACTGCGGTTTCTTTTTGGCAAGCAGGGAAGCACAAGGGACACAACGGTGTCTCCGTGCTTTGACTGCTCGGTTTTCGGTGTAGGCGTTAAGAAGGTCTAAGAGGCCGTTAAACAGGTACACACTTTGAGCGTGACCACATTCCAGCGTGTCTAGCAGGCTGTAAATGTAGTATTTCGGCCTCGGGTTCAGGATTTCTAATTCCCGCGCAACAATACGGCGAAGAGGGGCGGCCATGGCCAGCATCCACTTAGCAACTAGGGCAGGGATGGTACGGCCTAAGGTAGTTAAGTATGCGTAAAGATTTGCAACTTTTCTGAAAGCAGAAGATTGGAATTCCCTTAGGTTAGGCGGGTAGGAATGGCGGACGTGGCCATTCATCATAATATCTGTTGTATTATCAGAACCTACAGACGTGTTTTGTTCTCTGCCCAGCATTGCTAAGTCCTTTAGCCCGCTACCTTTAGATTGTCGGCCTCTGCCAGTCTACGGAGGGCCATTCGGATGATCTGGGTTTGGTCGAGGCCGTGTTTCTTCTTGCCAGCCTCAATAATGGCGAAATCTTCGTCTGTGGGCCTGATCTGAATCTTTTCCGGTTTTGGTTTGTTCTTTGCCATCGGGTGACAGAGTACACCTGAGTGCCTAACAGATGCAACAGGTTTTTTCGTTGTGTTTTCAACGACTTGATTTTTTCTTTCGTGGACGTGCGGATAAGTTGCGAGTATGACTGCCATAAAAGCTCCTCCAGAGTATGAATTGGAAAACGCTAAGAAAAATAAAGCTTGCAAAGCTTTATATCAAGTGCTATACCATTGTCAAGATGAGCAAGCAAATAAATTTCAGGGCCAATAAAGAGGACTTGCGCATCATCAAGAGACTTGTAAGGAAACTGGGGATTACCCAGACGGCGGTACTAAAACAGGCGCTCAGGTGCCTTGACGCCAAAGAGAAATAAGACTAAGTTTTAGACAACCCACGGATCTCCGGCCTCCCACCAATGATCCTTCGCGGCAAACCTGAAAGGGTTTGTACCGTGATTTCTCGCCAAAAACCAATACCA